CGCCGGAAGCCAGCGCCGAGCCCGGGCAATGGGACACGGCGCGGGCCGAGTATCAGCGCGAGATGATGGACGCGGCAAACGACCCGGACGTCGATCAGGTCGTGATCATGACCTCCGCGCAGGTCGGCAAGACCGAGGTGATCCTTAACACAATCGGCTACCACATTGACTACGACCCGTGCCCGATCCTGATCGTCCAGCCGGACATTGCGATGGCGGAGACGTTCAGCAAGGACCGCGTCGCGCCGATGCTCCGCGACACCCCGGCGATCCGTGACCGCGTGGCGGATCCAAAGTCAAGGGACTCGAACAACCGCATCCTGCACAAGTCGTTTCCGGGCGGGAGGCTGACGATGGTTGGCGCCATCGCGCCGTCCGGCCTTGCAGGGCGGCCGGTCCGCGTCGTGCTCTTCGACGAGGTTGACCGCATGCCGCACAGCGCCGGGACCGAGGGCGACCCGATCGGGCTGGCGGTCAAGCGGACCACGACGTTCTGGAACCGCAAGATCATCATGGTCTCCACGCCGACGGTGAAGGGGCTCAGCCGCATCGAGGCCGCGTTCGAGGAAACGGACAAGCGCCGCTTCCTGATCCCGTGCCCGCATTGCCGGCACGAACACGCGCTGGCATGGGGCAACGTGAAGTGGGATTCCGGCTTGCCCGGGACCGCGAGGATGGTTTGCCCGTCATGTTCGGGAGAGTTCAGCAACGCGGCGAAAAACGCGGCCGTCCGACGCGGCCGCTGGCAGGCGACGGCCCCGTTCAAAGGCAAGGCCGGGTTTCACCTCAACGAGCTTTACAGCCCGTGGAAATCCGTCGCCGAGGTGGTGGCCGACTTCCTTGAGGCGAAGGTCAACCCGACGCGGCTTCAGGTCTTCATCAACACCTCGCTCGGCGAAACATGGGAAGAGGCCGCCGAGCAAGTCACCGAGCACGAGCTGATGGAGCGCGTCGAGACTTACGCAGCTCCAGTTCCCGCCCGGGGATTGTTCCTGACGATCGGCGCGGACACGCAGCCGGACCGGATCGAAGCGGAGTGCGTCGCGTGGGGGGCTGGCGAGGAATCGTGGTCGATCGAGCACGCGGTGTTTCACGGGGACCCGGACATTGCCGAAGGGCAGCGAGGCAGCCCGTGGGACGCTTTCACGAATTTCGTGCGCAAGCAGTATCGGCACGAGACGGGCCAGCCGATTTCGGCCAGCTACACGATGATCGACTCAGGCGGACACAACACGCAGGCGGTCTATGACTACGTCAAGCGGCACAAAGGCGACCGGGTGTTCGCGGTGAAGGGCAGGGGCGGCGAAGGCGTCCCGATCGTCGGACCGCCCAACCGGAAGCAGACCGGCAAAATGAAGCGGAAGGTGGACCTCTACATCGTCGGCGTGGACAACGCCAAGAGCGTCGTGATGAAGCGCCTGCGGATTGACGCGCCCGGGCCGGGGTATTGCCATTTCCCGGCAGGCCGCGACGTTGACTGGTTTCGCCAGCTTACAGCCGAGAAGGTCGTCACGAAGTTCGTGAAAGGTTTCCCGCGCCGCGAGTGGAAGAAGGACGACGGGCGGCGCAACGAGGCGCTGGATTGCCGCGTCTATGCGTTCGCGGCCTGCGTCATGGCTGCCCCGCAGTTCGACAAGATCGCGTTCAAGATTCGCAAGCGGGCGGAGCTCGCGCCGCCTCAGCCGCAGGATGAGCCGCAGGAGGCCGCCCCGTCACCCGACAAAACCCCGCTCGACCCCCCATCGGCTCCTGAGGATAGTCCGAGGCAGCCGCGACGGGCCAAGCGACGAGGCGGATTCGTGAAAAACTGGTGATCATGATCAAAGGGGAGACGCTCAAAATCCAAGTGGACGACGCCGCAGCAACGGCAGTCGTCATTAAACTTGGAGGCCCGGAGACGAAATCCATCACCGCGCAAGCCCACGGCAGCGAATGGACGGCGAGCACCTCGACGAGCGCATGGGCCCCGGGGTTCTACGAGTGGCAGGCATGGGCGTCGTATGAAGACGGCCGCACCTCCGTCATTTCGCGAGGCAACTTCAAGCTCGAAGACGCGCTCGGGATCGGCGACCGCCGCAGCACCGCTCAGCGGAATATCGAGGCGATCCAGACGATGCTCGAAGGCAACGCCGGTGAAGGCGTCCGCCGCTACCGGATCAACAACCGCGAGCTGGAACGCTACTCCGTCGCCGAGCTCCTTCAGCTTCTCTCCTACTGGAAGGCCGAATTGAAACGCGAGGAACGCGCCGAGGCTGGACGGTCCACCCTCGGCCCACGAATCGCCGTCCGCTTCTAACCTCATGGGCATCCTCGACCGTTTCCGCCGCCGCTCGCTCGCCACCGCACCCGTGGAGGCTCGCCCCGTCATGACCGCGCTACCGCCTCGGCGGGCCGCCACCGAGGGCACGGTCGCAATCGCGCCGACGCCGGGCAAGCGGCTGAGCATGAAGCGGATATTTCAGGCGGCCGGAACCGGGCGGCTCGAACAATCGTGGGTCGGCACGCCGTCCACGGTCGACGCGTGGATTTATCAGCACTGGTCCATGCTCGTCGCGCGGTCCCGCGAGCAGGCTCAGAACAACGACCACGCCCGAAAGTTCGTCCAGCTCTGCCGCGACAACATCGCCGGGCCCACCGGGTTTTCCCTGATGGCCAACATCAAAGACCCGAACGGCACGCCGGACACGCTGGCGAGCGATTCAATCGAAGAGGCGTTCGGCCGGTTTTCAAAGCGGGGCGTCTTCGACGTTTCGCGCGTGCTCAGCCGGAAGGCGGTCGAGCGGCTGATCGCCGCAACGCTGCCGACCGACGGCGAGTTCATCGCCATTGCGCGATACGGGCGGAACCTCAACGAGTTCGGGTTCGCCATCCAGATCGTCGATCCCGTCTTGCTGGATCCCACGCACTACGAAGACCTCGGCAATGGCCGGGTGATCCGGCATGGCATCGAGTTTGACGAGAACAACGCCCCGGTGGCCTACCACTTCCGCCGGATGGACGAGCGGCAGATGGGCTACGTTCAGGGCTTGTCGCGCGATCATGACCGAGTGCCGGCTGAAAACGTCTGCCACATCTTCCTGCCCGAAGTCGTCGGGCAAAAGCGGGGGCTGCCGTGGATGCGGACCGCGCTCTGGCGCATGCGGATGCTCGGCGGCTTCGAGGACGCGGCGCTTGTCAACGCCCGTGTCGGCGCGGCCAAGATGGGATTCTTTCGCGACCCGGACAATGACGACGTGGACGCCGACGAGCTCCCGATGGACGGCGACCCCGGCACGTTCGAGGACATCGGCAACCGGGAGTTCATCCCGTTCAGCCCGCAGTTCCCCGAGCAATCTATCGACCCGTTCACCAAGACTTTGCTCCGCTCGATCAGCTCCGGCCTGAACGTCTCTTACAACAACCTCGCCAGCGACCTGACCTCCGTCAACTTCAGCTCGATCCGCCAAGGGGCGCTCGACGAGCGCGAGGTCTGGAAGGGCCTGCAAGAGATGGTCATCGAGCAGTGGAACGAGTGGGTTTTCGAGAAGTGGCTCCAGCGGGCGCTGCTCGCCGAGGCCGTGACCGTGGCGGGCAAACCGCTTCGCTACGACCGGATCGCAAAATATCGCGCGGTGTCATGGCAGGGCCGCCGCTGGGGATGGATCGACCCGCAGGCGGAGATGGCCGCGAACGAGAAGGCTATCGCCATGCGGATCAAGACCCGCTCCGAGATCATCCGCGAAACCTCAGGCCGCGACTCCGCCGACGTCTGGTCGGAATTCGCCCGCGACGACGCCGACATGGACGCCCTCGGCGTCACGCCGGACCCGCCGCCCGGCTCGCCCGTTTCCTTCACTCAACCAAACAACTCTGACGAATCATGATCACGCTCAAACAGTCAATCGGCGACTCCGTCACCCATACCGTGCCATTGTCATGGGGCGGGCAATCCTTCGAGCCAGACCACACTTGGCTGCTGCTGCTATCCGTGAAGGCGAACAAGGCAGACGCCGACCGCTTCGCGCTTTTCCAGAAGGCGCTCGGGGCTGGCATAACCGTCGCCGGATCAAGCGCGACGTTCGAGGTCGTGCCGATTGATACTCAGGAAGCCCCGGCTCGGCTTTACTACGGCGACATTCAAGCGCAAAGCACGGAGACCGGAGAGGTCCGCACCGTGGCGGAATTCGAGATTCTGCTGAATCAGGACGTTAGCCGAGGCAATCAGGCGACGCTTGAAATCCACACGACGCAGCCCGCCTATCCGAACGGCCCGGCTGGTCCTCCCAACGTGCTGTCAATCGGCACCGTGACGACCGGCGATCCGGGCACGCAGGCGGCGGCAACAATCAGCGGGACCTCACCCGAGCAGGTCTTGAATTTCCAGATTCCGCGCGGGGCCCAAGGCGTGCAAGGCCCGGTCGGTCCTCCGGGGCCGGGCGGCATTGTCGGACCACAAGGCGAGGCGGGTCCGGCTGGTCCTACGGGACCGCAAGGCGCGACTGGCCCGGCTGGTCCGGCGGGACCGCAAGGTCCGACGGGTCCGGCGGCCGATGTCACCAACACTTCGGTCAACGCCGCCATCGCCACCGATCCGGCGGCAAGCCGGACAGCGATGGGGGCGGCTCCCGATGTTATACCCGGCCCGTTCGCAACCGAAGATGGGGCCGAGCTGGCGGGCGTAACTCCCGGCAATAGATACACCCGTTTTGACGGGTCAATCGCGTATGTCCGCGAACCCATCACGCATGTCGCGATCATGGGTGACTCCATCACCAATCAAAACGCGTCGGCCTCAAACGCAACGCTGCGATTTTTCTTTGATGGAGGTTATTTTACCCACGCCATGGCGCGTAGCGGCGGCAGGTTCTTGCCAGTTAAAAACACCAATAATAATGCCTACTCGTTTTCCACGGGTGGAATGAAAGTGGCTCAAATCACCGCCACCCATTTGCCGCAAGTTATCGCTTCGGGCGCGAAAGCGTGCATAGTACAAGGTGGTATCAATAACACCAGCGCGCCCGTCGTGAATCCCGAAACAACGGCAGGGCAAATACGCGATCAATGGCTGGCATTGCGGGCGGCGGGCATCTTGCCGATTGCTACAACGGTCTTGCCTATCGAAAATCCGACAGCGGAAATCAAATCATGGGTTATGGCGATCAACCCTTTGATCCGAACACTCGCCGCAGATAATGGCGTGCCTCTTTGTGATTGGGCTCACCTTGTCGAAACATCCCCCGGATCGGGTGAGGCACAATTATGGTACTCCGACGGTGTTGACACCTATCACCC